GGGTAGGGGAACAGGAACGGAAGTTCCATCTCCGCAGTGGAGCAGTTTTGGTTCTCAAGCCAGACGTGCGGCTTCTGAGAGAAAGGCACTAGAGTGACGTTGGTCGCACCCGCGACGGCTGTGTCTAGCCGCCAGCCTGTCAGAGGTGTGTAGGCAGCCATCAAAGACCCGTAGTAAAACGGGGATCCGTTGATGAGGAACTTGAGGTGCAACTTGGCCCGCATCAGGCCAAAACCTTGGAGCTTCTCGGACATGCTCAGATTGGCAAAGAAGAGCTGCCATGGACTGAAATCTGTCTTAAGACCGTTGGCGCCGTTCTCGGCCCAGGCATAGCTGAAGATAAGACGGGGACGCTCGAGGTATGATCCAAGATCCTGGCTCAACTGCATAGAACTGCTGAGATCATCCACATGCATCTCGGCAGTGACAACCATGCCAGGCGGTTCATTCGCGAACACAACCTGCTGCTGCTTCACGTCCCTCGACACACCTGGCTCAGCACCTGGCACACTGGACGTGTCATAAGTAACATCCGCTTGGGCCACGGCGTCCCACTTCTTCTTGCGTTCCCTGCGCAATCGCTGGGACCTCACTTTGTTGATGGCTAGCGCCACGACTTTAGGGGCCATTTCCCTATCTTCAGTCGTGGGTGATTTCTTATTGGTTCTGTTGGGGTTCTTGCTGAAATCATTGTTGTCGGGATCGGGCGAGATCTCAATCGCACCGTCCGTAGGAACTCTTGCGGCGGACAACCTGACGCCTCCGTAAACACGGTCTTCGGGGTACTGCCCCATGGTGGTCGACCCCCAAGCATCCACGCTCCACGACGCCTGCAGTTCCAGTGCAGTTGCGTGGCAGTAACTATGCTCAGTTGGAGTGGTTTTGGCTTCGCCGGGCACCAACATCCGAGCCCTGAGTTTGGGTGACGCGTTGACAAAGCGCGTGACCATTTGGTTCCACGTTGGTGGCGGGTTCTCCCTCATGCGGTACTTCAATTCGTCCGACTTAGGAATGCCAGCAATGAGACTCTGAATGTCCGTGAAGAACTCTCGGTCGTGGAAAAACGCTTCAGCTTGCGCAGAGGCTATGCTGGCCGCCTGCTGCTCCTCAGCACTCGTGCTGTGCGAAGGCACGGTGTAGCAGAGCATTTTGTAGATGCTCCGCTTGTCCAATGCCGCAACTTTCATGTCCGGGAATGCCGAATGATCGCGGAAACTGCGCTTGAGAAACGTGACCTCCTCCAGAGGTATGAAGGGGACTGACTCCGTGGTCTTGTCGGCCATGGTATACTTGATGCCAATGGCGGCAAACACCTCCCTGATGCTGGTGTGGTTGAACGTGCTACGGTCAGGATGGACTTTGAGGTACACATCGTCACCAAGCGTATTCTTGAACACCATCACAAAGAACTCTCTCGCACACCTCAGGTACTCGTCGTAGTCATCACTATGCTTGTGAATGATCACATACGCGTACATGTGGAGGAGCACATTCACGATGCAGTTGAAGAAAGTGGTGAGCTGATGCCCAGACGCCTCACCTCCAAAAAGTGTGATGAGTTCACCGAAGAAGTTGATCGTGGCATTGCTGATGTCAGCAAGCATGACACGGAGGGCCATGTACTCGTACGCATCGAAGTTGCCACTGAGCTGCACGGGGTGCAGGAAGACCTTGCTGGCCGCATTGCCCAGCAAAAAACAGATGACGGCTTCGAAGGCTTCGAAGTCACCGGCCACCCACAAGTCGCCCGGTATCTTCTGAGCGAGACGATGGATGTCATCCCACTCTTCAGAATGGGTATTGAGCCCCACAGCAATGCCCATGACGTCGCGCTTGCGGATGAGCACCCTACAAAGTCCGAGCGTGCTCATGCGCACATTAGTGAGGAAGGCAAGCGGACACATGTAGATGGCGCGCGCCTTACCAAGCGCCACCTTCGCCTTCGACAGCATCTCAT